GAGTCAGCACCAGTAGGACCCTGCGGTCCTGTTAGTCCAGTAGGTCCTTGAGGACCCCTGTCATTAGAAACTAATACATCAGTAACAACGTTTTCAATTTCAACTAGTACATTTGATGGAGCAGTAAACTCTAAGGTATACACTTCTTGGGTAATAAAATTTTCAATGTCAATTGTTACCTGAGAAGGAGAGGTAAGTTCTACATTATATACTTTTTCTTCAACAAATATTTCTGTAGACACTATTGAGTCACCTCAGCAGAAACTGCAAAGCGTCCCTTAAGGATGCGTGTTACTTCACCACCAGGAGATTCAACTTCAATGTCATACATGTGACGACCATAAGGAACTGCAGTCATCTCAGTAGCAGTAGCAGTTACAGTTACTTCTCCTGATTCATTGGCGGTAATTTTTCCATTACTTTTACTTAGGTCAAGAAATTTAGTAGAAGTATTAATGTCACTTCGGACCTGCATGCGCACTCCATAGGAATCAAGGTCCCATGCAATGCCATCAATCTTAATTGTAAAATTTAGATTAAAGGTTGCTCCCTGGTCTGCAACTATGTTATATGTACCAGCCACTATACTTCATCCTTAAGGTGTAAGTTAATATGTTCGTCTAAACGTTTTTCAATTCGATTAACGGTGTGCGCTATATCTGGAAGGCTTCTTCCACCATTTGATGTTGGCTGAATTGGATAAGTTTGTTCTTTAATAAAAGACTTAAGTGGAGTTAAGACAAGCCACTTTCCTAGCATCGCTATAACACCTAACGAGGTCGCTACAATGCCTAAAATTTCTGCTACATTCATGAGATTTCCTCAACCTCATATCCAGCATTAACTAAAACTTGCGCTTCTTCATCAGAAATTTTATGTACGCTACCACCAAGGTAGTAGTTATCTGCCAATTCAAGGTCCTCGTTCTGGGGCCAACGTGTTTCGTAGCATTCACCATCGTAAACTACTACAGTAATTCCACGAGGTATTTGATAAAAATCAAACAGTCTATGGTCCCCAATTGGGCCTTCCATTACTGTAGGTGGTTTGAATAGGTACATGTGTTCTCCAGGTAGGTTAAGTTACCAACCCCACCCCCAGGAAAACCTGGGGATGAGACTGATGACTTAATTAGTCAGCAATGCTTGAGTCAGACTCAATGCGGTATAGGCACTCGTCGCGGTAGATTGCGTGACCAAGTACGCCGTACCAACCCATTGGGCGTAGACGCATCAACTTGTCGGTCACAGGACCAACTACCATGTGTGGCTCTTCTGCCACAACTTCAGCAAGTGCTTGCTGTCCAGCGAAGAACGTTGAGTAAACGCCTGCTACTGGTTCGATACGTGCAGATTCTACAAAGAATGCACCTTCGAAAGCACCGATTTCACCAGCGTAGATGTTGCCAGTGTCTTGGTAGTTGTGCGGAGCACGCCAAGCAGCAGCATCAGATTCAGCACGAAGGTCGTGTGAAACTTCTGGATGAATTGCAGACCAGTACATGCTACCCTTGCGGTAAGGGGCCTTGTTGGCGCGCAATTTAGCAACAACGTAACGAACGTCAGCAGCGGTGATAGTGCCAGTAGCATCTACTCCACCTTCTGCAAAACGAACATTGTCACCTTCAAGCAGAACATCCTTGACGATTTCGTCAATGCTGTCTGCCATGTTGAATGCAAGAATGTTTGCAATCGCTGGGTCTACATCTGCTAGAGAAAGCAGGTTCAACTTGCGAGTTGTAACGGTTGCATTGCCATACTCTTCTAGGGTTACAAGAACCTTATCTGGAGTATCTAGACCTACTGAATCAACGTCAACAGTTTCTGTTAGTGTTGAAGTCTTGCGAGCAAGGTCCTTGTATTTCTGTAGTACGATAGTTTCGCCTGGGTTAGTTAGGGACGATGGACGCTTATCGGCAACGGCGCGCAGCATTGGCTGTGCACGTAGTTGGAATTCGATAAGACGGTCATACGCCTTCTGTACTAAACCGGCATCACCAGCGGTTCCACCAAGAGCCGTAGAGGCGGTGGAGTTAAAGCCAGTTGCATTAGCCATTTTTTAGTTTCCTTATGTTAGATTGATTTCGACTATTCACTGCCGAAAATCAGATTGAGAAGTTCTTCCTCGGTCTGAGCCTGATTAATACGGAGAAGGGCATCTTCTGCGCGGTCAGGTGACACAGCACCGGAGGTTACGGCATCAATCTGACGTAATGCAGCCAAGTCGGCTGGATTAACGGCAGTCCCCGCGTTAGCGGAAGGCACACCAAAAACGTCAGCATAGTCTTCAAGCCATGAATCAAAGTCGTTAGACTCTACATCAATGTCTTGCGGAATGAATGCTGCTATCTTTGGGCTGATGCCCTTGGATTCTAGGATGGACTTGACACTGGTATCGCGAGTTGTCTTCCGGAGTGACGTTAACTCGGATTCCAATTCTTTGATTCTCTTTGATTGTGAACGTTCTGCACGACGCAACTTCTTTACAACATCATCACCTGATGCACGCCGAGGCGTTGGTTGCTCGTCTAAATCGTCCTCAAAGTCGTCTTCGAAGTCGTCCCATTCTTGAATGTTGTTACTCATAGTAACCTATCTCCCTTTATTCATTAGTCGAATCGTAGCGACGCGAATTCACCCAGGGGCGGATGGTTCGGATACTACTACCAGTCTTATACAAGGTAGGGGCTGGTTGGTCCCACCTGATTCTATTTATACTCTACGTTTACGTCGTAGACTTGCGGATGATGCACCAGTTGAACCCTGGAACTCAGCACGTGCCTGAGAACGTAAACTTGTTACACCCTCAGAAGTTCTTTGTAAAACATTTTGTTTTTCAAGTTCAGACTCAAGGTCAATTCCTGAATCAAATGTTTTTGCTGCTGCACCTAAGCCAGTAATTTCTTGCGCTGTTTTTTCGTAACCAGCGCGAGCACTTCCACGTTCAACGCCCATCTTAAATAACTCTTCTGCATTCATACTATTTGATAAACCAAATTCAGAAGCAGCAGCACGAACACCTGCAATATCAATCTTCTTCTTTAGTTCAACAGCACCTGCTTCACCAGTAAGTAAGGCTTTTGCTAAGTCTTTACGACCTATGCTTGGGAAGTTTTGGGAAAGTTCCCTCTTCAAGAATTCATCAGCATTATCTATTGCGTAGAATGCATTAGATAAGCGTGCAGAAACTTCTTCAGCATCTACGTCTCCACCAATAATGTCTGCAATATTTGCATCATTACCTAGGTCGTTTAGACCGTACTTATTAAATTCTTTTTTAATTTGCTTTGTCATTGTTGAGTAGTCAGCAACAGTTGGAATATAAGCAACGTTATATCCCTGAGCCTTGCGAGCCTTTAACTTAAAAATACCAGCAAAGCGGTCCTTATAGGCTTGCGGAGCATTCTCGTCCGTTAATAGTACATCGGGAATATCAGCATCGGTCATACCTTGATTGTAATATTTTTGAGATGCATTGTACAAAGAAAGTAACCAAGGTGCCTCTACGTCAATGTTATCAAAGAAAGCAGAGAACTGTTGACGAAATACTTCGTAAGCAGGAATCTTATTATCTGTTGTTTCAGCCATTATGCACCAAATCCAAACGCTTTAGCAAATGATGAACCAAGGTTCTTTGCTTCTTGTTGAGCCATTGTACCATATTGAAAACGAGTATCTGCACGTAAATCTGCGCGGAACTCGTTAAGAGTTTTAGTGTAAGGCTTACTGTCTTTTGTAGCAGTAAGAGCCTTGCTTAGTGTGTTGTCAAATAAAGTTATCTTATCTGCATTTAAGTCAAGCATTGATGCCATAGTTTGAATGTAGTCTTGTGCAGCCTCGCGAACAGTTAACGCTGGGTTTTTATTTAGAGCATCAGCAAGACTACCATACAAAGCAATAGCACGCTTTCTGTAATCATTTTTAACTGTAGTCTCATCACCTTTACCAAGGATAACATCAAGGGTTTGTCCAATTGCAGAACTGTCTGAAAGAACAACACCCATCTCTGATGCGTAAGTTTTAAGATTATTTAGAGTCGTTCCTGCTAAACCACCTAGTGACTTTCCTTCTTGAATATATTTGGTTGCAAGACCAACGCTGTACTCGTAAAGGAATGCACCTGTATCAAATGAATAACTAGTACTAGTACTGCTAGTACTACCACTACTAGATGAACCACCCGAAGTGTTTCCCTCTGCATCAGTTGTACTTGAAGTTCCACCACTTTCAGAACTTTTACTTTTACTTTTACTTGCATACCTTTTTTCAGCAGCACGTAAAACCTTAAAGTAAGCAGCCTTTTCTTTTAGGGTTGCGCGACGACCAAATAGAGTAATCATCTGTTGGTCTAGTTGACTATATGCAGAAACCTTGGGAGTAAAAGAGTATGACTTACTCTTACTTTTACTTGATGAAGAACTACCCATACTGTAAGTAGTAGGTTTACCAGTACTATTAGCACCAGCAAAAGTATCCCCTTGGGTTGCGATAGCAGGATTGTCTGCTGCTGGGCCACTATTCTCGCTTGCCATTATTTAACTCCATTAAGTATTGGTGAATCAACAATGTTTAATTCATCTTGAGATAGATAGCGTTCATACATTTGCTCAAAATCAGGATTCTGTGCAATAATGTATTCAGCCATTCGGTCACGCCAATCAGCGAAACGCTCATTAGTTTTAGTATCAAGACCCTCAACTCCAGTTAGAGCGCGGTTCTTTTCTAGTTCTGCCATGATTACTTCACGACCTTCAAGGTACATAACTAGTCCTTGAATTGACTTATTTTTAGTACCAACAGTTTTCATAAACTGCTCGTCTTTAGTAAAGTAAAGTGCAAGTTCTACAAACTTATCACTCTTCTGCAATGTTATACGGTTTTCGCGAGTGTCCCAGATTGGAAATTGTTTACCAACGTAGTCAGCAAGACGTTCTTTCCATGGACTGTAATACTCTCGATAAGCAGCGGAACCCTTTTTGATGCCATTTTTTTCTGCATCTCGTTCAATGTACTCAAGGTTATTAAAGTATTCAGACCAACCAGCGGACATTTGAGCACGACGCTCTGCATCTTCTGGAGACATGTTACGGCTCTTTAATGGTTCACCATTGATTTCAATACTATAAAGTAAGTCATCCGCAATCGGACTATAGTTATTTTCTTCACCAGGAATATTAAATAGAGCACCAATAAATGGATTGTCTTCATAAAGTTGTGCTGCTTTACTTAGGGAATTAGTATTAGCCTGAATTCCCTTAACTGTCATTGTATTACTAATTAAACCAAATCGATTGTCAGAATTAGATGAACGCAATGTAGAAACAACACTACTTGCGAACATAACACCTTGAGAGTCAAGTTCAGTAATAAGTTTAACAGAACCTTCAGAGTATCCAAATTCATTCTGATACTTTGTAAGACTCTGATTTAATTCCATCATCTTTGAATCGTTAGTTTTACCAGCAACTACTGGTCCTATTCCAGATGATAACGCTTCGACCATCAATGCTTTTCGAGCCATGTCTTCGCTC